TAACTGTAGTTGGTCCTTTTGTTTTTTCCTGCTCAATATCTTTTAATTTTTTTTGAAGATCTAAAAGTTTGTCAGTAGCATCAGCTACATTTTTTATCAATTGTCCAGCAACTTCATATGCCCGTGGCATCTCAGTTTCTTGAGCTAATTCAAGAATTCCATTAATTGCTTCTTGTCCTTTTTCTATAAGAGAATATAAATTTCCTCTAGTATAATCATAATCTTTTTTAATATCATTATTATCAGAAGATATTTTCTCTACTTGTTCAATAGTATTTTTTATATCAACTTCTACAGAAACAATATCACCATCTACATTAAAGGTTTCGTTGAGTTTATCAAATTTTTTTGTCATTTTCATGTTATATCAAAAAACTGTGCCATTAAATCCAAAATCATCACCATCTTCAATAAGAGCATCATCTGCAGTAGTAATTGATTTAACTTGAGAACCTGCTAAATGAGAAGTGATAGTTGTATTATCTCTTCCCCTATCAACTGTCAAAATATTTCCAGATTTTGACTTAACAAATAATTCTTCACCTTCCAAGTCCAAATATGTGTTTACAGAAATAGAGCTTGCATCATTGACCTCTATTAAAATATCTGTTGTTGATATATCTTTACTTAAATTGGTAAGAATTATTCCTGTATAATTTTGAATCGCTCTTGGTTCTACAGAATAAACAATTTCTCTAGTTGGATTATTGGATAAATCGCCTGCAATGTAACTGATAGTAGTTTTCTTAATAATATTATCAGTAGCAGTAGTAACAGGACCAAATAAGTATGTTTTTGCAGTAAATCTTAAAGTGTATATTAAAACTCGTCTTGTAGTAAAATCTCCTTCATAATCATCCTGCATAGTAATATTTTCAAGGACAACGGGGATATCACGTTTTTCGTTGATAGTACTAATTAAATCAACTGTCATTGTATATGCAGGTTGAAAATAGGGTAAAATTTGTTCGATAATTTGAAGAGCATCATCATTTAATTTTGACATGATACTCAATTCAAATTGCATATTATATGGAACAGGTAAATATACTTTTTTTATATCTTTTCCATCACTTATAGATTTTGCAGTAAATGTTTGAGTTGTAGTTGATTTTCTAGTTGCATCATATGTTAACCCAGTAAATTCAAAAGACATTCTGGGTAATGTTATTTGAATCGGTTTGTTTAAGTCTGGAGATTGATTAAGTCTTGCAAGAAACTTTTGAGTAGGACCATATGCAAGAGGCACTTTGATGATACTTACAGTTTGATTGGAATTATTATTATGTTTAATTGAAATATCATTAAATAGAGATCCAAAAGATATTACAGTTTTTCTTAAAATTTCGTGATAAAAATACTCAAACATTTGATTAACCTACTATCCTAAAATTTATCATCTAATAATCTATATTTATACTTTATGGCATTCCAAAAGGATTCGTCTCAGTAAAATCTATAATTTTATCTGCTTCCTCTTCAATTTCGTCATTAGCACCATACCCATCTCTGGTTACTTTAGTATCAACAGAACGCAAATAGTGAGATGCACTTGAAGACGTTCCTACTATATTTTCTCCAAGAATAAATGTACCATTAACATTAGAAACTTCTAATTTTTTTGTAATAGAATTCCAGGATTTGACTTTTGCGGTAACTCCACTTTGAGATCCTGTAACGACTTCATTAAAAATAAAAGTTCCAACGGAAGTTAATAATGGATTTCCTATAATAATTGATGGCGCTTCAGTATATCCAAGTCCTGCATTTGTTATTAGAATTGAACTTATTGTCCCCGCCGCAGAAACTATCACTGTTGCAGCTGCAGAAACTGAAGAAATGCCGGTAAATGTTATAGATGGAGGATATACATAACCAGATCCAGGATTAGTTATTGTAACAACTCCAACAATACCATCACCAATAGTAGCAGTAGCGGCTGCACCACTACCACCTCCTCCTATAAATCTAACACCGGGAGGAGTAGTATATCCATATCCAGAGTTTGTTAATAGTACTTTTTGTACTGATTTTGCCTGTGGGTTTATATTATCGTTACAAACTACAATTCCACCAATCATCTCAGCAACTGCACTTGCTGTTTTTCCTCCAGGCGGTGCTGAAGAAAATCCCACTGTAGGCGTACTAGTATATCCTCCACCACGATTTAGTACTGTAACGTATCTAACTCCACCATTTACTATAGAACAAGTTGCAGAAGCAGTTGCACCAATCCCAGACATTGTGAGGGTAAAGATATTTCCTACCGCAATATCATCTATAGTTGAATTATTTCCACTAATAAGTTCATCAATTTCACTAATACTAGTATCTATTAACTCATCTTCATATCTGAATAATTCGCAACGTAATTGATAAGTATATAGACCTTGTAGTTGGTAAAAAGGTTTTTCGTGTTCTACATATTTAATTTCAAATAATCTTCTTCCTAAGGGAAAATAAATAATATCCCCTTCTTTTGGTCTAGTTGATAATTTAATATTTGCTTGTTCTTCTATCAAAGGAGAAATGTATGTTTTAAATCTTTCTCTTGATATTATAAGAGTTATTTCGTTTAAAGCCTGTATGCCAAATTTAGATAAAATAGTAGGATTATCATTGTATCCATCATAAGTTTCTACATAAGCTTCAATTGGATAAGCATTATTAAATTCTGATTCTATTACTTCTTTTATAACTTTTTTTTCTGTTATATATTGTCTTGGTAAATAATAAACTTCAACACCATACATCCTTAACTGCTCATTAATCAAATCTTGGAGAAGACCTTGTTCCGTTTTTGATCCTTGTAAGAAAAATGGATTAAGCATACAATTAACCGATCATATCTAAAGGAGGAAGTTCATATGTACTTGACATTTTTTCCATTAATAAATCTATTTCTTTTTGAGCGTCATCGTACATTTGTCTTCCGTTTAATTCGACCCCCCCAGGAAGTTTTACTCCAGTGAATTTCATCATATTTTGTCCCCATTGTTTTTTTATGAGAGAAGTTAAATATGGTTTTAGAAATGAATCATTCCAAACTCTAGAATAATCATTAGGATCCATTGTTGAATAGCAATCGATTATAAAATATTTACCTTCCGACACTGATCCCCAATCAATATCTAAATACAATCTATCTTGCCTTTTATTAAATCTTATTTGTTTTTGCGTATTTAAAAGAAAATCTAAATCTTCCAAGTATGTTTTTACCATAGCATAACTAAGAAGTTCAGTTGTTCCCCAGTAATAAATATCGTTCAAGAATAACTGATACTTAACACTAAACATATTGTGTGTAATTGTATTAGTTCCATCAAAAGTAAAAATTTTATTTACTCCAATAATGTTAGGTGGAACTTGTAAATAATTACTATTTTCATAAAAAGTAAATGTAGTTGCAGTTCCAACTATATTTGCAGTTGCAGAACTAGTTGAAATTCCTGAAGAGCTTGTTGAATTATTTCCATACCCAGCTCTACCCCTATCAATATCTGCTTGAGTTACTTTATATTTGTAAAAAGTTGGATAAACTCCATCAAAGTGTCTTTCTTGAAAAAATTGAACTGCATCATCTACCAGATCTTCTATCTGTTCGTCTGCAACATTAATTTCTAAGACTGGTGCTCCAAGTTTTCTCTTACAATAGTCTATAAGTTCTTGTCTAGTAGATGGTTGTGCCATTAGAAACTAAGATTCGTAATTACTTCTTGTTGCTTAAGATATAATTTAAAATAAGATTTTGCAATGTTTCTAAGATCTTCAATATCATCTATAGTATCTATCTCAGAAGAGTATTTGAAATATTCAAAACTTTTACTTAAATTTTCCAATTGAATTTTATCAGGATCCATTTGCCAAACTCCTCAATAAATTTTTAATTTCATTAAGATCATCTTTAATACTATTTACATCATTTTCAAGATTTTTAATTCTTTGCGTCTCATTATATACTCTTTTATAATTTTCAGTATATGCTTGATACCCCAGATCATCATTACTAACAATTCCATTTGAAAAAGTATCACGAAACAAATAATCTTTATCTTTTACTTTAACATAATCCATAATTTTATACCTTAGGTTTTGCTGTAGCAATAGCTCTTAATTGTCTAATTAGAGGAGGAATTGCCTGATTTTTTGCTGCCATTACAATCTTGATAGAAAATGCAGTAAAATCTGGAAGATCATCAATGGAATATTCATAATCCCTAAAAGATGAATCTGAATTAAATTCAACTTTTGAGTCTGCAGATCCATCATTCTGAGAGTTATCAATTACTCTCTTAATTCCTTGACCATCAATTTGATAGTTTTTATATCCTGGGAATAGTTCATAATTTATTGAAGATTGTGAAGAATCTTCTCTAAAAATTCTATAAAGAACACGGACATCATTGGTATCTGTATGACTTGCAGATAGAAGAATTTTTATTGAATTTGCTGGAATTTTTAATCTTACTGGCTTTGAAATGTAAACAGTTTCATGTTTATCCTCATATAGTGATCTAACGGTGTCGTCATTTGCATAATCTGAAGAATCATTTACGTCAACAGGACTATTAATCAAATTAGAAGTTAAAATAGTGCTAACATTAATTAAATCAATAACTGGAGATACTCTTGAATCTATTGTATTCATCAAGAATTCCATAGTAAATGATTTTCCGCCAGGAGACTCTGTAATAAACTCCTGTTCATTGACAGTGGAACAGATAAGTCTTGGAGTATCAAAGTAAAAGGTTCCATTTAATGGAATTGAATTGAATCCTTTATCTGTGAATGATTTCTCAGAACCACTAATACTAGTTCCGGTAAAAGTTCTGACCCTAGCACTTAGATTGGTCTTTCCTGGGATAATATAAGAAACTTTGGGCGTAAGAGCTTCAAATTGAATGTTGTTTGTGATTACTGTTCCTGGTTCACCGGTTTGTGTTGTCTGAGTGAAATATAAATCATTTGTACGATCCGCTCCTATTATTGCATTATTATAATCCATATCTGAGGGATCAATCTTAATATGATAAGAATTCAAAGTAATTGGATGGTTATTATCCACCTCAGCAAAATTGTGAACTTTATTAATTCTTCTCAACGAAAATCCATTAAACTCATACTTATAAATCGGAACGTTAGCTTCATATGATTGTGCTTGAGTTTCATCAACTCCCCTTTGAGTTACTGTAAGAACTCCACCACTTGCATTGGTATATTTAATAACTTCATAACCAATAATAGCGTATCCTGGATTTGATGCACTGACGGCAATTCCTTCAAAAGTTTCAAATCCGGAAGAAGATACTAATCTAATTGTCAACTCATTACTTCCAATTGCCTGAGAAAGTCTTGAGTTAATTCCATTTGATGGGGGTCTCATTTCACTAATTTTTACATAATTTTCGGAAGAATGCATACAATGATTCATTTGACTAATCCTCATGTGCAATCCATCATAATAAGGATCATTGACAATCGTAGAAATTGTAGCTCCAGTGGACACAATACTTCCAACTGAATTTACATAAGTTAGTGAAGTGATCCCGACACTAAAGTTTCCTTGGACATTATCTAAAACAAATGCATTTGATACGTTAGAAATATTGGTAACTGTAACTTTTCCGCCAAAACCAACATTAAGTCCATATTCTTTTTCTGGAATGATTAAAGAATCGCCAACTTGATATCCAAAACCACCATTAGTAATAGTTACTGTAGAAATTCCAGAATTTACAATTCCAATTGTTGCTTGTGCTCCAAAACCAACTCCGGTTTCACTTTCTAGAGAAACATCAGTAAATGTTCCATTTGTATACCCAACACCAGTATTTGCGATAGCAAGTGAAGTAACACTACCCGCAATTCCAATGAGTTTTCCACTTGAAGATCCTTGTTTAATCGTAACACCGCTACTAATCCCAGATGAATTATATCCAGTAGATCCTAGTCCAACAATAATTCTTTTTGCTAGTGGTAAAAACTGATTGTCTCCAGTTATAGTAACTTTTTTATTTCCAATTGAAAGGTTTGGATTGAAAAATCTAACAAGACCATCTTGAACAAAGTCTGCTCTATATATTTTATATTTCAAATCTTCAAGTTGTGCAGGAGACCAAGTTGATCCATTCTGAGATTTGAATAAACTTCCTAATGTTGGTTGAGCTGATATTTTAGTTCCTGTTTGGATATCATTAAAACCAAGTTCAGAAATAAACACTCTGTATTGTGGACTTCCAGAAAGAAGAACTATTGCAAACTCTGAAGTTTGTTGACTTCCCACAGGAGCATTTCGAACTTCAAGTTGTTGTGGTCCGGGTAGATAAACCGGCGATGGGAATGTAAATCTTGTTGGAATAGATCCATCAGATGAAAGATTTACTTCATCTGGAGTTAAAGTAACTTCCGAGAAAGGAACAACCATATTACTCGGAACACCGGCAATCATAGATCTTAACTGAAGTGTTACTGGAATACTATCATCTTTTGTTTCAAAGAAAACTTCCACTGAAGTTAAAAATACCCCCGTATTATCGGTAACATAGAAAGATTGTGCAAGAGGATCATGAGTTTCCCACTGAGTGACTTGATTTGAACCTGTTGTATTAGTAGTTGTATTAGTAGTAGTATTTGTTGTGGTATTTGTTATAGTATTTGTGGTTACATTGTAAGAACTTAGGATTGTTATGTTCCTTGTCGTTAAAATATTAGTTTCTGTTACGTTTGATATTGCTGAAGATGAAAAATCTTCTTGAGCAGAACTTTCATTAGTTCTTGTATTAGATATGAAGTCCTGATAAGTTGTTCCTAAATTTTCTAAGGTTGGAGTATCAATTACAGTAAAGGTATTTCTTCCATTTACCCACTGTGGATTTCCTGGAACGTTAGGATCTGGAATAAATAGTGATCCAATAAGTCTTCCTCTATTATCTGAAAGTAATCTAATATCACTTATCTTTGCAACAGCACCAGAAGTTTTTCCAATTAATCTCATATTTGGTGCTATTTGTCCATAAAATTCTACTTCCGATGGTAATTCTAATGCTCTTGTATCTATATTTAAAAATGTAGATGATTCATTGTAAGTTTCTGGAACTGGTTGTTGATTATATGGATTTAAATTTAAAACATCTGGTTTTGGAAGTGTAGAAGGATTTTGTGGTAATACTTGTCCTGATGTTAAATCAACAATAGGAACTGGATTGGTAATAGATGGAGGATTAGACCCATCAAAAGGTCCGGTTAAATGATTTGGTTTGCATAATCTAAACCTAATTTTATGTGTTGGGAAATGAGGATCACTTTCTACAGTCTCTCCAATAACAAACTTACCGGAAATCATTTCAATTTCAAGTAGTTTGGGAATAATATAATCTTTAACGTCAATTCCTTGGAAGAAACTATAGAACCTTGTACGCGGTCTTAGACCTTTAACATCAAATTCAATATTTCTACTTCTCAAATATCTAACTGGTTCAGTATAGTTTGAAATTGATTCTGATGTAGTATCTGTAGTTATAATTTCTGGTGGAATAATTATTGTGTTTATATTACTTGTAGTCTCAGTAGTTGTTGTTGTTTCAGAAGATGTTGTTATTTGTGGTGCAGATCCTGGTGTAAAATCAATCAAATATCTACGATTAGTACTTGTTCCCTTAATAGCAGTAATATACTGATCAGCAACATCTGCTGGTAATAATTGACGGATTAATTTTTCTCCTGCAGATGTAAAGTTACTTTTCCAAACTTCAAGGTGAATTGTGTTCCCATTTAAAATACCACTTTGCCCATAAGCACCAAGATTTCCTGCGCTAGTACTAGGTTGTCCTGCAATATTGTCGGTAACTCCAATTAAACCACCAAATCCATAATCCCAAAAACTTTGAATATTATTTTGTTTATATGGTGCCAATAAAGATCTAGCATTAGAAATCCAATCAAAAGCACCAATACCAGTTTGTGGATTTGGTGGATTATTAACAAATACTTCCCTATTGACAGTAACATTATTTGTTATTGTTATATTTTGATCCGCTCTTTGTACTCTATCAGTAACTTCATTATAGCTGGTTGTTGTAATTGCCTTTTCGTCAATCCAACTATCCATTGGTGGATTTAAAGTAATAGATCCTGTCCAATATCTAACTAAGAATGGAGTTACACTTTCAGTTTTAGTTGCATAGATTTGTTCAAAGTAAAGAACCTCATTATAGTTTAATGTAAGTAAATCTCCTGTTTTTCTTATATTTGGAGATCCCAAATCAGAAACATAACTCTGATCTACATTTGGATTATATGTTTGACCAACTCCACTAATTGCTTCAGATCCAAGTTGCAAATCTAAACAAGTAGTATAATGTAAAGGTCTTAGTGTATTTGTACTCGTGTCAATACATGATTTAAATGCAAAATTTTGCAAATCATGATATTCGTGTGAACTGAAATTATCAACAAAGAACCCACACTTAAATCTATCAAGACCGGTTTCCGCGTCTTTGATTGTGAAGTTTTCTGTTTTGCTTTCTAGCATGGACAATGAAGTAAATTTTTCAACTCTTTGAATTCTATTCTCAAGTAAAGCAATATCAGACATTCTATATCTCTTGTGTTGAGACATATCAACGTTTATATTTTTTACATTATAAACATATGGGGGAACAAAAACTGTAGCAATATCTAGTGAATTGCTCTTAAGTGGTGGTGGAAGTGGATTTGCTGATGGATTTCCTTGAACAACATCGAATGTTCCATCGCTATTTAAAAATACCCTATCAATTCTTCCAACATAATATGAATATGAAACAATTAAATTTTCTCCTGGAGCAAGAATATATTTTGAATATTGTCCATCGCTAGCAAAATTTCTTGAGTCAAATTCAAATGGTGATTTTGAGGATCCTGAATATGGAGCAACTCTTGGGCGAATATCAACAAAATCAGTTAGTCTTGAACCATTATAGTAAGAAACATTATGTTTAAAGTCATTTACATCATAACTATTTGCAGTAATAATCTCTCCAGTATCTGAAGAATCAATAACATAATTTTGAAATATAATTTTTAATTTTCCTTTTGGCTCTTCAATATTATTTTTTCTAATTATTCTGGAAAAATCATAAAAGGTATCCCTTTGTCCATCATCAAGCGTGAAATTTTGAGTAATATTTTTATCTCCAAGAGTTTTATTTGCAATAACTGCTTCTTCTGCCGAATCTTGTCCTATGACAATTTCATTAACTGTAAATTGAATTGTATTTAAATAGGTATATTCTAGTTTATCTGCATCAATTTTTGCAGTAATAATAGCAACAGCACCTGAAGATTTTCCTTCTATTTGTTCACCAACAACATATTTTTGATTTCCTGATGAATTTCCTGTGATTTGTAGTGTTGGTAAACTTGGGGTTGAAATTCCTGATGATTCATAAATACCAAGAACTCTTACCGCATCTGGTACATTTAAACTAATTTCTCTATCC